CTGAAGGTGCTAGTCGTGCGCAAGATATCCTTGCAATGATTCGCAATCGTCAAAAGCAGTAATTAACACGGCTCGGGCCAATGAGACGTAGTTCTTACGCCCGAGTTCTTCTCATCACAGGATAATAATATGGCAAAAGCATTTGATATTTCTAAATTTAGAAAGTCAATTACTAAGAGCATCGAAGGACTTAGTATTGGCTTCAATGATCCAGTAGACTGGATCTCAACCAACAACTTCGCACTGAACTATTTGATCAGTGGAGATTTTTACAAAGGCATTCCCCTGGGCAAGGTCACTGTGTTTGCTGGCGAGTCAGGTGCAGGCAAGAGTTTTATCTGTGCCGGTAACTTGGTCAAGAACGCACAGGCATCGGGCATATTTCCTATATTGATTGACACAGAAAACGCCTTAGATAAAGATTGGCTAGAAGCCTTAGGCGTAGACACTTCAGAAGATAAATTGATGAAGTTGAACATGGCCATGATCGATGATGTGGCCAAGACCATCGTGGAGTTCGTAGCAGAATATAAATCCATGGATGAAGCCACACGTCCTAAGATCTTGTTCGTGATAGACAGTCTTGGAATGTTACTGACTCCCACGGATGTTAATCAGTTTGAAGCCGGGGATCTCAAAGGTGACATGGGCCGTAAGCCCAAAGCACTTACGGCACTGGTTCGCAACTGTGTGAACATGTTTGGTAGTCTTAATATCGGTTTGGTGTGTACTAATCATACCTATGCCAGCCAAGACATGTTTGATCCAGATGACAAGATCAGCGGTGGTCAGGGTTTTATCTACGCCAGTTCAATCGTAGTTGCCATGCGTAAGCTAAAACTCAAAGAAGACGAAGACGGCAACAAGATCTCAGAGGTCAAAGGCATTCGTGCTGCCTGCAAGGTTATGAAAACACGATATGCTAAACCTTTTGAATCAGTGCAGGTGAAGATTCCTTATGAAACAGGTATGAATCCATATAGTGGACTGGTCGACCTGTTCGAAGCCAAAGGCATGCTCAAGAAAGAAGGAAACAGCCTAGTCTATACCACTGCCGATGGCGAGATCATCAAACAGTTCCGCAAGGCCTGGGAACGCAATGACAATCTCGGTCTCGACAAGGCCATGGCAGATGTATCAAAACACGGTGAAAAATCCATTTCTGAGATAACTACTACAGTTGAACCAGACTTGGAGGAAGCCGAATGAAAGAAGATTTAATCGCCGATATATGGAATGTAGTGATTGGTCATATTCCAGAAAAACAACGAGCTGATGTTGCCGCTGATTTTGTTAATACACTATTAGACTACGGTATCAAAGACTCTGTGTTAGAATCACTGCAAGGAGTGGATCCCTATTTAGACGATGCTATCGATTACGCAATCGATGGTGAGGAAATCGAAGAAGAATACGAAGACGACGAGGAATAAATGAATTGGTATGATCGAGTTTCCAAGGATATTTCGAATATTCCTGATGCTGTGGCCTATTATGAAGCTGAATTAATTTCAGCAAAACAAGATGTCCGTGTAACGGGAAACATCGAGAAAGCCTCTGCGCAGATGCCTGGCATCGTAGAAACTCGGTTCAATCAACTCCAAGAGATTGAAGGTATCCTAGAATATCTCAATATCGAACTTCGAAGACTGCGTAGTCAACACTTTCGTAAATATCTCGAAAACTATCAACGTCAGCTCAGTTCCAGAGACTGTGAAAAGTTTGTGGAAGGCGAAGCTGATGTTGTAGATTTTGAAAAGATCATCAATGACTTTGCTCTGCTACGCAACAAATGGCTAGGCATTATCAAAGCCTTAGACATCAAGCAATGGCAGTTGAGTAATATCGTCAAACTTAGAACTGCAGGACTAGAAGACGCTACTCTATGACAATTTTAGTAACTGGTGGCCTAGGATTAATAGGGCACCATGTAGTTAAGAAATTAGAAGATCTCGGTGAACAAGTGGTAATCACTGACACCCGAACCAACTACGGTATTATACCTCAGGCCGAAATCGATTATCTAATTTCTCAGAGATTAAAATCAATCACGACCGATAAAATACATCGCATTGACATCAGCGAACGAGATAGTGTAGAATGGTTGTTCAGGCACTACCGACCTTCAGCAGTGGTACATCTAGCATCATTTCCCCGGCAAAAAGTAGTTAATGCTGATCCTGCGCAAGGCGCTAAAGTCATGAGCGAAGGACTACTGAACCTATTAGAGGCCAGTGTGAAATATCAATGTCCGAGATTCCTGTATGCCAGTTCTAGCATGGTCTATGGTGATTTCAAAGATTATGTCAAAGAAGATGCTGTTTGCCGCCCACAAGGTCAGTATGGTATAATGAAGTTGGCAGGCGAGTGGTTGGTGAGAGATTACCAACGTAAAGGGATCGATCATACTATTTTTAGGCCCAGTGCGGTATATGGTCCATTAGATGTTGAGGACCGCGTGATTTCAAAGTTTCTGCTTACTGCCATGCGAGGCGGTGTATTAAAAGTAAACGGGATGCACGAAACTCTAGATTTTACCTATGTGGACGATGCAGCCCAGGGCATGGTACAGGCACTGCTGAGTGAAAATACCAAAAATAAAACGTACAATATAACCAAAAGCCACAGTAAAACTTTGTATGCAGCAGCACAATTGGCCGTAGAGTTAGTCGGCAATGGCAGCATAGCTATCGGTGATAAAGATCAAGATTTTCCTAGCAGAGGCGCCTTAGACATTTCTGCCGCACGGCAAGATTTCGGATTTGATCCAAAGATAGATATAGAGGAAGGTTTCGAACGTTATTATCGGTGGTTGAAAAATTCTTCGTACTATCAAGCCAATCTTTTAGGTTAGTCGTTATATGTGCAGATAAATATCTGCATGAAAACCTTAGTACTTGTCACAGGAGGATTTGATCCTCTACATTCCGGGCACATCGCCTACTTTCGTGCAGCAAAGCAACTAGGAGACACACTGGTTGTTGGTGTTAATTCTGATGCATGGTTGGTTCGTAAAAAAGGTCGAGCATTTATGCCTTGGAACGAACGCATGAATATCGTTAAAAATATCAAAGACGTAGATTTTGTCTTGGAATTCAATGATGATGATGGCAGCGCCAAACAGGCAATAAAATTAGCCAGACAAACATGGCCGGATCATAAAATTATATTTGCCAATGGCGGGGACCGCACAGACGCTAATATTCCGGAAATGGAGTTTGAGGATCGCAATCTCGAATTTGCATTTGGAGTTGGCGGATTCGATAAGGCCAATTCCAGTTCGTGGATATTAGAAGAATGGAAAGCTCCTAAGACCGGCAGGGCATGGGGTTACTATCGTGTGTTACATGAAGTTCCTGGAATGAAAGTCAAAGAGTTGACCGTTGATCCCGGTAAAAGTCTGTCTATGCAAAGACATCAATCTAGATCAGAATTTTGGATAGTCAGTGAAGGGCAGGCGATAGTAAACAGAGCTACACCTTTGAATTTTGATTTACCTACTGCAGAATTAAACAAACACGAACAATTACATATCGTTCAACAAGAATGGCATCAACTCACAAATCCTTACAGCCATCCATTAAAAATTGTAGAGATACAATACGGTGATCAATGCGTAGAAGAGGACATAGAAAGACGATGAAAGTATTTGTTGGCTATGATATCAGAGAAGATATCGCATATCAGGTCTGTGAATACAGTATACACAAACATCAATCCGCAGCACAGGTGATTCCTCTCAAGCAAAAAGAACTTAGAGAAAGCGGTGTCTATACCAGAACTGTAGATCCTCTCAGTTCCACAGAATTTACATTCACAAGGTTTCTAGTACCTTATCTAGCAGATTATCAAGGTTGGGCTGTGTTTGTGGACTGTGATGTTGTGTTTATCCAAGATGTCAAAGAACTGTTTGCCCAGGCCGATGATCAATATGCCGTGATGGTGGTCAAACATGATTATACCCCTAAAGAAGGGTTGAAGATGGACGGGTGTCGTCAACTTCCGTATCCAAGAAAGAACTGGAGTTCTGTGATACTATGGAATTGTGCTCATCCTTCAAATCGACAAATTACTCCGGATATCGTTAATAGTCAAACAGGACAGTATCTACACAGATTCCAGTGGCTAGACGAAAAAGAAATAGGTGCATTGACACTAGACTGGAATTGGCTAGTGGGCTGGTATCAAGAACCTCAAGATGGCACACCTAAGGCTCTGCATTACACAGAAGGTGGGCCATGGTTCGCTGAATATAGACGCTGTGATTATCACAAGGTCTGGAAAAAATATCTTCGAGAAATGCTCAAATGATTTTCCTCAGCAAAGACGGCCAGGATCCATATATCAACATGCTAGCACAAGGCTGCGGTAAAAAAGTCACTGACACCAACAACTTCGATTATGCCGCTAGTTCTGAACCCCTAGTGCTAAGAGGCATACTCAAAAAAAAAATCATACATCGTTGCTTGGCCGATGGCCGAACATTTTACTACGTAGATACGGGATATTTTGGCAATGAGATCACTGCTGGTAATCCCAATGGTTGGAAGTATTGGCACAGAATTGTTAAGAACGATCTACAACACAAATATGTGGTGCCAAGATCAGATGATAGGTTTAAAAATTTCAAAAAAAAGATTTCGTCTTGGAAAAAGACAGGTTCTAAGATATTAATAGCAAAGCCTGATGACAAGCCAATGAGATTCTATGACTACAACATGGATGTATGGCTGCAGAATACTGTTGACACTATCCGTGAATACACTGACAGGCCTATAGAGATCAGAGATCGTGCGGCCAAGCGCATAGATAGAATACAGCACAACACACTACAAGAAGCATTAGATGACGATGTGTTTGCACTAGTGACTTTTAATAGTGTGGCCGCGGTTGAATCTGTGTTTCACGGCATACCGGTGTTCACCCTAGCACCAACGAATGCAGCTGAGCCAATGGGGCTGCAGGATCTTTCACTGATAGAAACTCCTCGTTATCCAGACAGCGACGAAGTTTATCAATGGGCTAGTCATTTGGCCTACGGTCAATTCCACAACAGCGAATTGCGCAACGGCAAAGCCATGGAGATGTTGTTAAATGGAAATTAATGATACGTCATGGGAAGAAACCTTTAGAAAATCTATATCGGGATCGTCACCTGCTATATTTCGAGGAATAATAAAAAGAAAACACATACATGATTGTCTAAATCGAGGTGAAGATTTCTATTATATGGATACTGGATATTTTGGAAATTTTACCAGCGCAGGAAATCCCAGCGGAAAGAAAATTCATCACAGAATCGTAAAAAACGAATTACAAAAATCTAAAATAGAATCAAGACCTGCAGATAGGTGGCAGGCATTAGTTATGAGCGACAACAGACTTAATTGGCCGGGATGGAAAAAGAATGGTAATAAAATTTTGTTGATTGTATCTAATCCTAAATCGTGTCATTATTTTGGGTATGACATGCCGCAATGGTTAGATGAAACTATCGCTACAATAAAAAAAAACACAGATATGCAGATTGTAATAAGACACAAGGGATCGAGATCTGACAGAAACTATGACAGTATCTATGACGCATTAGATCAGAATATTTTTGCTACAGTCGCATTCAACAGCATTGCCGCCATGGAATCTATTGCCTATGGGGTACCTGCGTTCGTCACTGTTCCGTGTGCAGCAAGTCCCTTAGCTCTAACTGACTTTACAAAAATTGCCACACCGTGGTATCCGGATTCTTCATTGGTAGCACAGCATTGTCACTCGTTGGCCTACGGTCAATTTACACACCGAGAAATAGCAGATGGCACAGCATGGAAAATATTAAATCAATGAAATTACTAGTAAACGACAAAGAACTTGCACACTATCTTATCAGTCTGATAGATCTAAAAGATCATTGCGCACACATTGAGTTGAATGAGCGTAAA